GTAGGTGCAGAGTCAAAGTATGGTAAAGCATTGGCGGTAACACAAGCCATCATTAATACTTATTTAGGTGCATCCAAGGCAATTGGGCAGGGTGGTATTGCAGGACCAATCGCAGCCGCTGGGGTTATTGCATCGGGATTAGCACAAGTAAAAGCCATCACGGCACAAAAGTTACCCGCACCACCAAGTGAATTTGGTGGCGGTGGTGGAGGCGATACCACAAGCGTACCCGCAACGCCATCGTTTGGTCCATCCGTGGGCATCGTTGGTGGGCAGATGAACAACAACGCTCAATTGGCACAGGCATTTGGTGGGGTAATGGGTAAGCCAATTAGAGCGTATGCCGTTGGACAAGATATGACCACACAACAGTCATTGGATAGGCATATAAGCCAAAATGCAACATTGGGTAAATAATTCGTTATTAAGATAAATGAAGATAGTTGAATTAATATTGGATGAACAACAATTGGCTACGGGCATTGAGGCAATTAGTATTGTTGAATCACCCGCCATTGAATCCAATTTCATTGCGTTAAACAAACAACACAAGTTGGAGTTTAAGGCAATGGATTCCGAAAAGCGTGTGTTGTTAGGTCCTGCATTAATTCCCAACAAGCCAATTTATCGCCATCAAGAATTAAATGGCAAAGAGGAGGAGTTCTACGTTTACTTTTCCAAGGCAACCATTGAAAAGGCATCCCAATTGTACATGATGCGTGGCAACCAAGCCAAAACAACCATTGAACACCAATTTGGCGTGGATGGGGCAATCGTGGTTGAAACGTGGTTAAAGGTGGATGAGGTTAATGATAAATCCGTTGCGTATGGGTTCAACGATCCCGTAGGTACATGGTATGTTGCAATGAAGATTGTGAATGATGAGATTTGGAATGACTTTGTAAAAACTGGTAAAGTAAAAGGTTTTAGTATCGAAGGATTCTTTGCAGATAAATCTATGCCCACCGAAATGAGCAAAGTAGAAACCGAACAAGATAAATTGGACAAAATAGTAAACATTTTAAAAGAATATATAAATGGAAAATAACAAAACATCATTCCATAAGTTTATGGATGCCACCCAAGGGGTAAAGGTTGATTTAGCCTTGGTAGATGATTTAGACAAAGTTTATCAATCAGCAATAAGCGTTCAAGAAAAAGCGGAAATGATGATTGTTGATTACAATGAAATGGCAAGTAAAATTGTGGCGTTGTTAAATCAAGCGGGTAGTGATTATTTAAGAGCAAATTCCATTTTCCAAGAGGTAGAACAAATGTCAAAAGAATTAGGCGTTGATTTATCTGCCCCATTGAAAAATAAAAAACAAATTATTGCTGAATCAATAAAAGAACTTGATGCATACAAGAAAAAATTAGCATCAAACAAAGTTCCTGTATAACCAAAATACAACACAAAACAAATTAATCGTATAACTAATATGAGCAACGCAAAAGATACCTTGAATCGTGTACTTGATGTACTTGGTTTGGGTAAAGCCGATGCCACTATTGAAGTGGAAATGGCTCAAAAGAAAACAATGGATGGGGAAGTAATATTGGATAGTGAAAACTTTGCAGTAGATGAACCCGTTTTTATTGTAACCGAAGAGGGTAACATTCCCGTACCTTTTGGAACTTACATCCTTGAAGATGGGATGAAAATTGAAGTTGATGACAAAGGTATTATTAAGGAAGTATCTGTTGAGGGCGAAGAAAAAGCCGAAGAGGTAGTTGAGGAAGTTGAGGCAAAAGACATGATTGAAAAAGAGGAAACTGGCATGATGGGTAAAGATTCTATGCCTAAAAAGGTGGTAAAATCTAAAACCGAAATGGAGGAATCCTATTTCAGCAAAATTGAGGCACGTTTGTCCGCTATTGAATTATCAAACGAATCATTGAAAGCCGAAAACATTAAGTTGAGTGCCGAGAATGAAGAATTGAAAAAGCAATTGGCAGAAACCCCCGCAGAACACACCAAATTTTCACCCGAGGCAGAAACCAAACACGAATTGAATTTCAAGATTGGTGCCAAGCGTGAGAAAAACATTAAAGATAGAGTATTCGATTCATTATTTTAAACCTATTAACAACCATAAAAATGAGAAATAAATTTGCATTTAGCGGTCCAACAATCAACCCGAACACCTATGCGGGTTTATTTGCGAACAAATACATCGCAGCCGCCCTTTTGTCGGGTGATACCCTTGCAAAAGAATTGATTACCGTTCACCCTAATGTTGCTTACAAAGAGGTGATTCGTAACTACCAAAATTCCATCGTTATTGCCGATGCAACTTGTGATTTCACAGATTCATCCAGCGTAACTTTGGGCGAATACGTGTTGACCACCGTAGAAAAGCAAGTGAACTTACAATTGTGTAAGAACCAATTGCGTACTACATGGGAGGCAGCACAAGCAGGATTCTCCGCATTTGAGAAATTACCCGCTACTTTTGAAGAGTTCGCCTTGGCACAAACTGCCGCAGAGGTTGCACAAGCCGTTGAATTAGGTATTTGGAAAACTACTTTGTTCTACAATGGTACTGCCGATGAGGGTATGGTTGGTTATTTGTTGGATAATTCAGCAATTACCGTAACTGCCACTGGTGTTACTACTGGTTCAAACGTAGTTGCTCGTTTACAAGCAATGTTGGATGCATCTCCATCTGCTTTGTATGGCAAAGATGGATACCAATTCTATGTTGGTCCTACAACCATGAAAGCATACCAAGCCGCTTTATCTGCTGGTAACTATAACTTCCAGTTCTATGTAGGTGAGAAACCAATGAACTTCCAAGGTATTCCCGTTACAATGTGTCCAGGATTGAACGATTCTGATTGCGTATTGGGATTGAAGAGCGATTTGCACTTCGGTACTGGTTTGTTGAGCGACTACAATGAAGTTAAATTCATTGATATGAGCGATATTGACGGATCACAGAACGTGCGTATCATCATGCGTTTCACTGGTGGTTTGATTGCTACTAACCCAACACAACAAGTAGTATTAAACATCTCCTAATAAACAAATAATTTAAAATGTAAAGGGGCGGGGTTTACAAAAATGCCCTGCCCTTTTATTTTAGTTTAAACACCAAAAAATAAAATAAAAATGTCTTGTAATACATTAGCAAACAGATACGAACCATGCAAACAATTTGTCGGTGGTATTCGTGGTGCCTTTTTTGTGCCTTACGTTTTTTCAAACGTAGTAACCAAGGATGCAAGTGGATTAGTAACATCCATCAACAATGGTGCAACGCCTACCCCCGTAAACGTAACTGGATGGTTCTGGGAACTTAAAGGTTTGTCAACCTTGGAAGTAGCCCCAACAAGTAGCCGTGATAACGGAAATACTATGTACACCCAAACATTCACATTGTCATTCAAACCAAGTGGCGTTACTCCTAATAGTGGCGATTTGGATATGGACACCGTGAATACCCTTTCACAAGGTAGATGGCGTATCATTATTTGGGATAGAAACGACCAATTTTGGTTGTTAGGTTCTGATGAGGGATGCGATTCTACTGGTGGTACATTGTCATGGGGTACACAAATGGGCGATGCTCGTTTGAACACCTTAACCTTTATCGGTAGCGAAACTTTACCCCCTGCCCCCGTAGATGCGGAAACCTATGCAGAGGTGTTGAGTGTTATTACTGTACCCGCTTAATTTCGGTTTTCGTTCATAGATTGAAAGCCCCTGCCCATGTGGTGGGGGTTTTTGTTTTACAACGAATTTGGATTATTGCGTTATTTAGGTAGATGGTAATTAATTTAGGCACAACCTCCATTTCATTTTATCCGTTTGTTTCGTTTGAAAGCGTAACAAGTGGAGGGGAAACGTCTTATTTGATTACTCAAAACGATTTTTACATTATAACTCAAGATGGTAACAAATTAATTACTGCCGAGGGTAGTTCATTTGTGAACGTGGAAGTGTGGCATAAAAATACCAAGGTTATGGTATCGGATTTAAAACAACCCGTGCAAGTTGGAAGCCGTATAAGCGTAGATTTACCATCGTTAACCGACATTGCAGATGTTGCACAAAATTTGGATGTGGTATTAATCCGCATTTATAATTTAGATACATTGTTGTGGGAATATTTGGCAACGTGGTCCGATGAATCCACAAACATCAATAAGACATTTAAACACTGGGATACAACAAGTAATATTAGCCCCGAATGGATAACCCTATAAAAGACAATAAGAATTTCCAATTTATGGCGTTAGCGTCATATACTGCCCCCGCAATTGTGGAGCATAAAAACAAAAATTGGGTTGAATATGGTGAGGACAATGATTATTACCAATATTTAATTGATTTGTACCATGGTAGCCCTACCAATAACGCAGCCATTAAAGGTATTGCGGATATGGTGTATGGATTGGGATTGGAGGTAGTAAA